TATGATGCTATGTTAGTAACTAACAATACATACTCAACAACAGCACCTCAGAAGATAGTAAACAACAAACAGGGTTCAGACAAGATACAACTTAACACAGGATATGTAGAAGAAGGGCAATATGAAGCAATAAAAGAACTAATGTTATCAGAGAATGTTTGGGCTAAGATAGGTTCTACTGTTTATCCAATGAAAGTTGTAACAAACAGCTTAACTAAAAAGACAAAAGTCAATGATAGGATAGTAAACTACACACTTGATATGGAGTTTGCATATGATGTGGTAAACAATGTTAGATAATGAGCAAATTTCAGCTATACATAAATGAGCAAAGAGTAGAATTATATAATGATGAGAGTGTTAGTTTAACACAAACCATCCAAGATGTTAGAGACATATCTAAAGTCTTTACAGATTACTCTAAACCATTTACATTACCTGCCTCTAAAGAAAACAATAAGATATTCAAACACTATTACAGGTTTAATATATTATCTGGATTCTCTTTTGATGCAAGAAAGAAGATTAATGCAAGAATAGAATTAAACTATGTTCCATTTCAAGTTGGAAAATTAAGATTAGAAGGTGTTGATTTAGAAAATGGAAAGCCAAAATCATATAGAGTTACCTTCTTTGGAAATACAGTTAATCTAAAAGATGCTCTTGGAGAAGATGAGATTACATCTTTAAACTGGTTAAACAACTTCAATACAATATATAGTGCTGCACAAGTATCAACAGTATTACAAAGTGCAACTGGATTTTCAAAAACAGTAGATAGTGTTGCATATAGTGCTGCTTTAATTGTTCCTTTAATATCAAACACAGTTAGATTATGGTATAATGATGATTCAAGTGCTACTCAAACAGCATATACTAACTCAGATGGTACACCTAACATAGATAATGGAGGTAACCTGTATCATTCTGGAGGTGCATCTAGTACAAGTCCAACTTATGCAGTAACTGATATTCATGGAGTTTATTATGAAGACCTAACATATGCAGTTAAAGTACATCTTTTAATAAAAGCAATAGAAGACCAATATTCAACAATTAAGTTTAGTGATGACTTCTTTGATTTAACAAATGGTCCAGAGGCATACAAAAATATGTACATGTTATGTCAAAGAAAAGAAGGAAGGATATTTGAA